CGTGGCGCCGCCGAGCGCGCCCCAGGCGGCGAGGATCACGGCGGTAGATGCTGCAAGTTCCCTGAGAACTGCTGCGATGAAGCCGGATCCGTCATTCATGGCGGATGCCCCGAGGTCTTGACGTTTGCATGGGGTCGCGCAGCACGGCTGCGACGGTGAGCGGGGACCGTGGCGCCGTCCTTCGGACCGCCGCGTAAGCCCCGCGAACGCCGGAATCGTTCATCGCCGGATCTCCAGAAGCGGAATTGAGGTAATCGAGCCGAGCCGCTCGAGGTCGAGGGTCACGTCGAGCGCGTCGGTGTCAAAACGGACAGGCACGTCGAAGGCGAAGCCTGCGGTGATCGCGACGCCCGCCGCCGGCGCGGTGGCGAAGGTGACGACGCCGCTGGTCGTGTCGATCGTCCAGCCCGACATCTGCTCGACGCCGCCGAGCGCGACGCGCAGGCTGCCTGCCACAGGCTTGGCGATGGCGCGGATCCAGCTTTGCGCGCCGGAGCTGTAGCGTTTCAGGAGTGCAAACTCGGTGAGGCCGCCATTGCCCGTGCCGATCTCCTGGTCGGTGGGCGCGATCGCCTTGGACGGCGGGGCCGACTTGTAATCGCCCCAGTCCTTGAAGCGGAAGCCATGGAGCCGGCCGTTTCGCGCCTCGAAGAAGGCGACCACGGCCGCCAGATCGTCCGCGCGCCGTATGCCGTAGGCCACGTCGTAGCGGCGGCGGGAATTGGCCCAGCTGGCGTTGCGCTCCTCCTCGCCCGAGGCGAGTTCGACGATCTGCGTGCGCCGCTCCGGCCCGCCGCGCGCGCCGCGGCTGATGTCGTCCGGGAAACGCACCTCATGGAACGCCATTGCTCACATTCCCCTTCGACCCATGGCCACGGCGCGCGAGATGTCGGCGGCGACCTGTGTGCGGGACTGTCGGAAGCTCTCGGCGTCGCGGGTCTGGATGGTGACATTGACGGTCGGGGCGGGCTCGCGGTCGCGGCCCTGGGCGTCTTCGGCGCGCACCTCCCGGCGCGAGAGCACCCGCTCGCCGCGTTGCAGGATCGCCGGTACCTCATCATGGCGAAGCCCGAGCGTGCCGCCAGAATGCATGCGTGGCGCGTCCGCGAAGGCCGCAGCCGGAACCGTGCGTCCGGGTCCCGGTGCACCGACCACACCGCCGGCATGGAGGACATTGGCGAAAAGCCCGCCGGCGCCCCCGAGCGCACCGCCGAGCGCATTGGCGATCGGCCCCAGGATGAAGCGCCGCGCGGCGAGCTGCGCGAGATCGGCGATGAGCGATGTGACGAGGTCGCGGACCTTCAGCTTGCCGGTCTTCACGAACTCGCCGACCGCGCTCTCCGCCGACCGGAAGGCGCCCACGAGGCTCTGGCCGATATCGCCGCCGATCTGACGCGCCTTCGTCGCGTAATCCGACAGGGCCACGGTGACGGCCTGCCAGCCGGTGACGGCCCGCTCGGTGCTGGGCGCGGCGGCGGAGGCGGCCGCGCCGGCCGCGGCGCCGGCCTCGGTGGCCGCCTGTCCAGCCGCGCCGAGCGCCTCCTCGAACCGGTCGGCCGAGTCCGTGGCCGCCTCGAGCGCCGCCGCGCCGTCCGAGCCCGCGCCCGCCACGGCGTCCTTCAGTGCTTGCCACGCGGTCATCGGGCGCGCGGCGGCCTGAGACAGCATGCCGGCGGCCTCGGCATAGCCCGCGGCGCGCCCGCGCGCATCCGCGGCCATCCCGCCGAAGAGATCCGGCGCCTCGACATAGGTGCGGCCCATGGCGGCACGGAAGGCCTCTCCCGCGGCATCGCCGACCGCCGTGGCCGCCCCGGCGAACGGGTTCTCGACCCCGCCCAGCTCGACCGGGTCCAGCGTGCCGATGGAGAGGCCGCCCTCGCCGGTTGCCCAGTCGGGGAGATTGGACAGCGCCGCGTTCAGCCGGGTGATGAAGCGGTTGATGCGCGCCACCACACCGTTGATCATCGACTCGACGCCGTCGATCAGGGCATTCGCGGCCTGGAAGGCGAAGTCCCCGATGGCCTCCGGCAGCGCCCCCCAAGTCGCCTTCACCGCGTCGAACGCGCCGGAGAAGGTCGCGACGGTGCTGTTGCCCCAGCCGACCACAGCCTCCGTCGCGCCCTGCAGACCCTCGAAGATGCTGGCCTGCGCTGCGGCCCAGCCGGCCTCCACCCGCGCCCAGGCGGCGCCGGCGCGCAGCGCGATCCGGTCCCAGGCCTCCGCGGCCACGTCCTTCAGCAGATCGAGCGCCGCGCCGATGCCGCCCGTCGCTGCCACCAGCCGCGTGAACTGGTAGATCAGCTCGCCCGCGCCGACGATCAGCGCACCGATGCCGGTGCGGATCAGCGCCCCGCGCAGGACGACCAGCGCCGTGGCGAGACCGCGGACCGTCGTCGCGGCCAACGCGAGACGGACAACCATGCGCCCGGCGATGAACCCCGCGAAGGCCGCCGCGGTGCTGGCCACCCGCGCGAAATTGTCGATCAACAGGACGAACGCGTCCGAAAGGCCGGTGAAGACCCGCTGGATCGGCCCGCCGACCTCGCCCAGCCGGGCCAGCCCTTCGGCGGCGCTCTGCAGCGCCGGCGCGGCGGCGACGGCCAGCTGGTTCGACAGGCCCCGCCAGAGCAGACCCAGCCGCGAGATCGCGTCGTTGGTCTCCTCGATCCGGTCGGCGTCGGCGTCGCTGACCAGCACGCCGAAGCGGCGCAGCTCGTCGTTCGCCTGGCGCAGTTGCGCGGGTTCGAGCCGCTGGAAGGCCACGAAGGCGCGATCGCCGAAGAGCTGCGAGAAGAGCGCCGCCTGCTCGGAGGCCGCGGCATTGCTGCGGATCGCCTCGGTCACCCGCGCGATGCGCTGGTCGAGCGGCAGCGCGAGCAGCTCCGTCGCATTCAGCCCCAGCCGCCGGATCGCGTCGGCCGCAGGGCCGCTGCCATCGGCGGCGAAGAGCGAAAGGCGCCGGGTCAGGCGCGCAGAGCCGGCCTCGAGTTCGCGGAAGGTATTGCCCGACAGGTCCGCCGCACGCGCGAGCACCTGCACGCTCGCCGTGGTGGTGGCCAGCGACTGCGCGAGCTTGGCCTGCGCGTCGACGGTCTGGAGCCCCGAGCGGATCAGCGCCGCGCCCGCCGCCGTAGCTGCCGCGCCGACGACCCGGGCGATCCGCGTGGCCTGCCGCGCGAAGCGGGCGAGCCGGCGGTTGGCCGCCTCCATCTCGCGCGAGAGGCGCCGGAAGCCCTGCTGCCCGGCCTCGCCCACACCGCGCAGCGCATCCTTGACCTGCCGCCCGCCCGTCGCCGACAGGCGCACGCTCACACGTTTCTCGGCCATCAGTCAGCCCCCATGGCGCCGCCGTCCCCGCGCGACTCGTCGTTTCGTTTCTGCAGGGTCTCGACCACCACCGCCTCGACATGCGGGAGAAGCTCGGCGGCGGCGGCCAGCGGAACGCCGCGGACGCGGGCCATCGTCAGGAGCGCGGTCATGTCGAAGCCGATGACGCCGCCCATCGGCGCCAGCCGCAGCTGGCCGCCGGCCGCCTGCACCAGATCCCGCATCTGCCGACCCTCCAGCGTCAGCGGGCGCTCTTGCGTTTGCGGGCAGTCCGGGCACGGCCCTTGGCACCCTGCGCAGTACTCCGCGCCCCCGCCCCAGACCCAGGCTGCGAGGGCGCAGAGGCGTTTTTTTCCTGCTCCAGCAGCAGTCCTTTCTGGACGTAGCGGGTCTGGAACGCCTCGAAAATCGGCCAGATGTCCATCAGCGCCGGGATCGTCTCGGTCCCGGGCTCCACCGGATTGCCCCTCGCGTCGCCGACGCCGTCCCATTCCACGATCGCCAGCCGGGCCAGCGCGACCGCGAAAGGGATCGCCACCGCCTCGTCGGTCGCGCGCGAAATGGCCGCGTTTGCCTCCGCCTCAATGGCCTCGGGCGGCACGCTCTGCAGCGCCTCGACCACGTCGGGATCGCGGCGCGCCTCGGCCATCAGGGCGGTGGTGATCGGCAGGAGTTTCAGGCGCACGCCGCCGGGCATGTCGTGCCAGGCGGGTTTGCGGGTCATGTCGAGTCGGAGCATCAGTACAGGTCCACGTCGTTGATGAGGGTTGCGGTGGCCATGCGGCCGGTGCCGGGGTCACGCGCCGCCTGCCAGTCGAATGTCGCCTGGATGCCCTGCGGCCCGTCGATCCCGATCCGCGGGCGCGGCAGGTAGACGGCATGCGCAGTCAGCGTGAAGCTCTCGCCCGAGGGCAGCGCGTAGCCGAAAACCAGCTCGCAAGCCGCCCCGTCGATCGCCTGCTGCAGCAGCGTCTCGTCGGCGAAGCGGACCACCACGTTGCCGGTGAGCGCGGCGATGCCGGGCTCCACGCCGTCGATCTTGCCGTCGGCGCGGAGCGTCTCCACCCGGTCGAGGTTGTTGGCATAGGTGATCTCGGCCGAGACCAGGTTGCCGAGCGCCGCCCCATCGCGCTGGACGCTGCCGTTGAAGCTGCCGAAGCGCCTGAGCGCGGGCTCGGTCAGGGTGCCGGCCTGGCTCGCAGCGCTCTTGTCCTCGCCCTGCGCGATCACGCCGACGGTCGCCGTGACGAGGCCCGAGCGCTCCATCGACCATTGCAACTGGTTGACCCGGCAGCCGGGATACATGGCGAAGTGCGGTACCTCCGGCAGGCCCTTTTCCAGCGCGAAGCTCGGCAGGTCCCAGGCGCCGGACTGGAACTCGTGGGTGTAGGGCCCGGTGCCGCTGGTCGTGGGCACGCCGAAGGCGGCCTTGAGCCAGTGGCCCCAGGCCTCCGCGTCGATCGGGACCACCACGTCGCCGTCGGCGGTGATCGCGTCCTTGACCGGCGCCAGCGGATCGCGGCCGTAGCCCAGCAGCTCGGAGTCGAGCAGCGGCTGTTCGGCGGCGACGGTCAGCCCCGGCGCGAAGGGCATTCGGATGAAGCCGCTGGCCGGCGGCGTGCCGTAGGTGGTCTCGAAGCCGAGCGCGAGCCGCGCCCGGGCCCCAAGGGATCGTGCCATGATGCTCTCCTGTCGCAAAAAGGAACGGCCCGCGGAGCGGGTCCGCGGGCCGGTGGGTCAGTGGTCAGGTTGGGGAGGTCGCCCGGTTGCCGTGGACGCCGCGCTCAGCTCAGCGGGTCGTCCGTCGCGTAGTGCAGCACCACCGCGATGGTCGCCGCCTTCAGGCTCGCCGCGCCCTCTACGGCCAAGTCGACCGGGCGCGGCGCTTCTGCCTCTACCCAGTCACAGAGCCCGCTCAGCGTGCGGTCGGCGGCGAGCGCCGTGCCAATGCTGGCGGTCAGCGTGTCGAAGGCGGCATCACGGTCGGCGCCCTGAACCACCGCCTCGATCTCGGCGCGGTGCTGGTAGTGATAACGCAGCGGCGAAAACGTCACCTCCGGCTCCCCCGGCTCGCCGTCGCGCAGGATCAGTAATCCATCGGCCGGGACGCGCTCGGGCAGCACCTCGCTGCGCAAAGCGGTGGCGGGAAGCGCCGAGAGCCGCGCGTTCAGCGCGGCGAGGATGGTTTCGCGAGGTGTCATGGGTCGGCCGGGTTGGAAATCGCGTCGAGCACCGGACAGTCGGGGACTTCGGCGCCCGAACACCTGGATGCGGTTGCAGCGAGGACGGTTTCGATACGCCGGAGATCCGCGATCCTCGCGCGGACATCGGCAAGGTGGCGCTCCGTCCGCTCCTTGACCTCTGCGCAGGTCGGCGCGGCGCCGTCTTCGAGCCCCATCAGTCCGCGGATGTCCTCCATCGAGAACCCGAGTTCGCGGGCGCGCAGGATGAAGCGCAGACGTGTGGCGTGCGCGGTGGAATAGATGCGGTAGCCGGCGTCGGTCCGGGGCGGGTCGGGCAAAAGGCCGGTCTTCTCGTAATAGCGGATCGTCTCGATGTTGCAGCCGGTCGCCCGGGCCAGGTCGCCGCGTGTGAAACCGCTCTCGCGCTCGTGATCGGTCATGGGCAAGTTTCCTCTTGAGCCTGTAGTTGCTACAGACCCTACACCTCTCCTAAATCACAGACGAGAGGTGCGCGACATGGCGCTGACGGACGACCGAACGGACAGCACGGGCGCGGATCGCCCCGCCCGAAAGGGCTGGCTTGCGGCAGGCGGTGTGCTGGGCGCCTTTCTCGCCTCGGCCTGCTGCATCGGGCCGCTGGTGCTTTTGACCCTCGGCATCTCGGGCGCCTGGATCGGCAACCTGACGGCGCTGGAGCCTTACAAGCCGATCTTCGCCGTGATCGCGCTCGGCTTCGTCGGGGCGGGATTCCGGCAGGTCTATTTCCGCAAGCCGACCGTCTGCGAACCCGGTTCCTACTGCGCAAGGCCAGCATCGGCGCGCATCACCAAGACCGCACTCTGGGCCTCGCTGATCCTCGTTGTCGCAGCACTCACCATCGACTGGTGGGCCCCGCTTCTCTACTGATCCCGGAAGGACACCCTCATGAAGAAGTTCCTTGCCCTTGCACTGTTCGGCCTGACAGCCGTCGCCCCGATGACCGCCACTTCTGCGGTCGCGCAGTCCGTCGCCGCGGAGCAGACTATCACGTTCGCGGTCGACAACATGACCTGCGCGCTCTGCCCGATCACTGTGAAGCGTGCGATGGAGGGCGTCGCGGGCGTGCGCACTGTCGAGATCGACTTCGAGGCACGCACCGCCACGGTGATCTACGACTCCGCCGCGACCAGTGCCGACGCCATCGCGGCGGCCTCGGCCAATGCGGGCTACCCGGCGCGGGTCGCGGGCTGACGGGATGACCGAGCAGACCGACCGCAAGCTGATCGCGACAGGGATCGTCGGCACCGTCATCGTGGCGCTCTGCTGCTTCACGCCGATCCTGGTCGTGCTTCTCGGCGCCGTGGGACTGTCGGCCTGGCTGGGCTGGCTCGACTATGTGCTGCTGCCCGCACTCGCCTTTTTCGTCGTGCTGACGGTGTATGCCGTCTGGCGGCGGCAGCGGCGCCAGACCACTCGAACGGATGGATGACTTGATGAAAGACGATTGCTGCACGCCCAAGGGTGACTATGACCTCGCCGTCATCGGTGCGGGCTCGGCCGGCTTCTCGGCCGCGATCACGGCCGTCGAGGGCGGCAAGCGCGTCGCGCTGATCGGCCACGGCACGATCGGCGGGACCTGCGTGAACGTGGGCTGCGTGCCCTCCAAGACGATGATCCGCGCGGCCGAGGCCATGCATGGCGCGAAGGCCGCGCGCCGTTTCCCCGGACTGTCGGGCGACTCGCAGGTGACCGACTGGGCGGCCCTGATCGGCGCAAAGGACGACCTTGTCGCAAGCCTGCGACAGAAGAAATATGCCGAGCTGCTGCCCGAGTACGACGGTGTCACCTATGTCGACGAGGGGCCGGCGCGGCTCGTGGATGGCGGCGTCGAGGTCGGCGGGCGCAGGATCGCCGCGCCAAGGGTGATCGTCGCAACCGGCGGGCGGCCCGCAGTGCCCGACATCCCCGGCATTGCGGATGTGCCGACGCTCGACAGCACCTCGCTGATGGAACTGGAGCGGCTGCCCGAGAGCCTGATCTTCCTCGGCGGCGGCTATATCGGCGTGGAACTGGCGCAGATGATGGCGCGGATGGGCGTCCGCGTGACCATCGTCTGCCGGTCGCGCCTGCTGCCGCGCACCGAGCCGGAGGTGTCCGAGGCGCTCACGGAGGTCTTGCGGGAAGAGGGTCTGACGATCCTCGACGGCGTTCGCTACGAGGCTGCACGAGAGGTGGATGACGGCGCGCTCCTGTCGGTCACGCGGAACGGGACCGTCCGCGAACTGACGGCCGACCATCTCGTCCTGACCACGGGACGCGCGCCCAACACCGAGGGGCTGGGCCTGGCCGAAATGGGCGTCGAGACCGACGCGCGCGGCACGATCAGGGTCGGCGACGACATGGCCACGACACGCCCCGGCATCTATGCGGCAGGCGACGTCGCGGACCGCGACCAGTTCGTCTACATGGCGGCCTACGGCGCAAAGCTCGCGGCCCGCAACGCCGTGCTGGACGGCGCCGAGCGCTACGACAACGCGGCGATGCCGTGGGTGGTATTCACCGATCCGCAGGTCGCGGGCGTTGGCCTGACCGAGGCGGACGCGCGCGACGCCGGCCATGACGTGAAGACAAGCGTGCTTGACCTCGACAACGTGCCCCGCGCGCTCGCCGCCCGCGACACGCGGGGGCGGATCAAGCTGGTCGCAGATGCGCAGACGGACCGCCTGCTGGGCGGCGTGATCATGGCGCCGGAAGGGGCCGACAGCGTTCAGACGCTGGCCATGGCGCTGAAGTTCGGCATGACGACGAAGGCGCTCGGCGAGACGATCTTTCCCTATCTGACCACAGTCGAGGGCCTGAAGCTCGCCGCTCAGACCTTCGACATGGATGTCGCGAAGCTGTCTTGCTGTGCTGGTTGAGCCGATCCAACAGCCTCGAAACTTCTGCGGCGTTTGGCGATCCGACATGATCAAAGCCGCCCCTCCACCCAGTTCGCCACGATCAACCCGGGCACGCTGTCACGCGCGCGCTCGGCGTCCCGGTCGAGATCGAGCCGCTTCGGCAGCTTGACCTGCGGGACCAGCAAGAAGATCGGCGCGGTGACCTGGTTGCGCCCCGTCTTGGCGCGTGAGGCCACCGCGGTGCCCCGCGTGTTGATCCGGGCCCGATCCGCGACGAGCAGGCTCGGGCCGCGGCGGCGATAGACGAACCGCAGGCGCAGACCGCGGCGGCGTTCCCATTCGTCGGGGGTGATCTTTCCGCCGCGCAATCCGCGGCCGGCGGCGGGCGTCGGGATCGCGAGCCAGAACCCGGCCTTCGAGCGGATCAGCGGGCCGGTGTCGTGCGCGCCGACGATGGCGGGCGCCTTCGACCAGACCAGCGAGGCTGCGCCGATGCTGGTTGTCCCCTTGGGCCAGGTCTCGGCGCGGATGCTCTTGGCGAGCCGCTGCCCGAGCCCCGCGCCGGTGATCTGGCGCCGCCAGTCGGTCTTGAGCTGCCCGCCGGCCTCACGCATTGCCGTGGTCACCGCGCGCTCGCCCGCCTTGATCTCGGCGGCCATCAACGAAGCGAGGTCGGGCGTGACGTCGAGTTTCAGCTTCATGTCGGCCTCAGATCCACGGTCCAGACGAGCCGCTCGCGGTCGCGGACCGGCTCGCCCTGGATCAGGAAGGCCTCGCCGTCGATCTCGATGCGGTCGCCGGGGCGCGGGGTCGGAACCTCGGCTACGCGCAGATCCACGCGCGTGGTCTCCGACCAGAGGCGCGCGTCGCCGAAGCCCGTGGTCTCGTCCGCCCGGCGGGTCACCACCCGGACGAGGACAGGCGTTCCACCCTCGGGCGTGTAGACGGCCTCGCGGGCGATGTTGTCGTCGGCGAAGAGCGCGTCGAGCGCCATCGCAGCCGCCGTCATCAGGTCCGCCGCGCGCTGCGCAGGACCTGCGGTCGGGTGCAGATCGGCAGCGGGTTGCTCTCGATCTCGAGCCGCACCCATTCGTCGCGGTCCCGGTCCGGGATCATGCGGGCATAGAGCGGCAGGCCGACGGTGTTGACCGTCTCGAAGGTGTCCGCAGGCGCGTAGTAGATCTCGAACAGGCCTTCGACGCCCTCGGGGTAGAAATACGCCTTGTCGGTGGGCACGCCGAAGCCCAGCCCGCCGCGATACCGGCGGAAGGTGATCCCGCCGAAGCTGACCTCCTCGCCCACGCGGCCGCGCAGATCGGCGGCCGCCGCGGTGTTGAGATAGGTCTCGCGCACCTCCTTGTGGGCAACCAGATCGGCGAAGAAGGCCGAGCCGCATTCGGCACGGAGCTGCACCTGGCCGGCGGCGAGCCCGCCCAGAGAATCCTCGACGCTCTCGATCAGCGCCTGGCAACGCTTGCGCAGCGCGCCCGAGGCGGGGGAGGTGTTGTCGAGGTCGAAGTCGACCTCCGTGGCCGGGGTGATGCCGAACTCGGCGTGGTAATCGATCACCGTGGCGCCGTCCCTGGGGTCCTTCACCACGCCCTGGATGCCGTTGAAGAGGTGGAACTCGAACGTGGCCTCGGCGTCGTTGCGCAGGCGGCCCAGCTTGCGGGCGACCTCGGCCTGCACCTGCTGCACCGCGGTTTCCGAGCCGAAGTCGCGGATCGCCTGGATCTCCGAGGCCCAGAGCACGTCCTGCTTCTTGAACTGCCGGCAAACAAACGCCCGCATCTCGCGGCGTTCAGGCGTCTGGCTCTCGTAGGCAGAGCCACGCTCGGAGAACGGGATCAGCGACAGCGTGCCGTCGCGGCTCTCGATCATCACGGTGCGGCTGCGCACACCGCGGGCGCCGAAGAGGTCCGCGCCCGACAGGATGGCGGGCTTGTAGGGGATATTCTCGAGCGCGCGGGTGAGTTCGACGATGGTGAAGGCATCGCCTTCGAAGATGTCCATGGTGGCCATGTTGATGCCTCCTGTCGGTTTCGGATCAGCGGACGATGATGCCCGCGGCGAAGAGCGCGGCGTGGGCGGCGGCGACCTCGGGATCGCTGGGCGTGCCCGCGAAGACGAGATCATGCCGGTTGACGATGGCGGGGCCGCGGACCACCGCCACGGCCGGTGCATCGCCGCCGCTGGCGTCCGCCTTGCCCCAGAGCACGGCGACGGCGGTCTCTGTCCCGTCGGTGGCGTCGGGGTCGTGGGCGGCGTATTTGCCCGAGGCGGTGATCTGACCCAGCACGGTGCCGGGTGAGAGCGTGCCGGACGCAACGGTGACGGTCTCTCGGGTGTAGTCGCGATGGGCTTCCCAGACGAGGAAGCCGCCGGGGTGGGTGGACTCAGAAAGCGTGGTCATGGGAGCCTATCCTTTGAGCTTGAAGGTGCGGGCGATCACGTCGCCCCAGGGACGGGTCGTGGCGCTGCGGCCGGGTTGCGGGTGATGGGGCGTGATCTCCGGCGCGGCCTCGGCCTTCGTGTCCAGCAAGCTGCTGCGCACCGCGTCGAGGCTGGCGTCCTCCTCGAGGAAGCGCCCGGCCATCTGCGGCTGACCCGCGAGGCGGCAGAGATCGACCACGGCCCGGGCATGGGCGATGGCCTCGGCGCGGATGGCGGTGGCGTTCGGAGCCGTGCTGGCGTCTGCCATGGGGCCGTCCGGATCGTCGGCCACGGGCTGCGGCGCGGGATCGGGGACCGACGCGACATCGTTGGCGTCGTCAACGATGTCGGTTTCCGTCTTGGCGTATTCCGGATCTGGGGTCTCGACCGCGTCCACCAGCGCTGGCGGCGCGTTGCGGAACCGGGCGATATCGAAGCGCGCGGCGATGCGCACCGGCTCGGCCAGGCGCGTGGCGAGACCTGCCTCCAGCGCCTCGGCCGCTGTGAGCCAGGTCTCGGCGGCCATCAGCCCGGCGATCTCCTCCTCGGGCCTGCCCGAGCGGGCGGCGTAGCCGCGCAGCATGCCGGCCGCGATCTTGTCCAGCGTCCCGGCCATCTCGCGCATGTCCGCCGCCGTGCCCAT